TGGTTGTCGCGACCGCCCGCGCTCCCCCCCGCTCGAGGCGGCGCTGTCGCCCTGCTCGGTACCAATGCACGCTGGAACGCCGCATATGGCACGGCCCCAGACGTGCCGGTGTACCCCATCGCGCGCGCAATGGCAGCACCCGCTGTCTTCCCGTGGCTTCGCGTCGGTGTCGAAACCGCCGCCCGGTACCTCGCCGGGTTGCCTCTCGTCGATGATGCGGGCCATCCACTTGGGGGGCTCCTTCGCACGCGCGATAGGCTCGGCTGGTGGGTCAGCGAGATTGTAGCCGAGGAGGTGTGGGCTCTCCGACAATCACGCTCCTACCTGCATCCTGCGATAGGTCTCGTCCGAGACGGCGTCGCCATCGGCTACCAGGCGCCTGACGGCCGTGAGGTGCTGACCCCTATCGAGTGGCATGCAGGGCTGACGTTGTCGGGCTCGCCAAACAATCGCGGCACGTCGGCGGTCAAGGCGCTCGAGGCGATGTTGAACACTGAATGGTCGGTAGACCGCCTGTCCGCGAAAGCGGCGAAACGCGGCCATGTGTCGTACATCGGCACCGCCAAAAATGACCAGGTGCGATTGTCGGACCGCGTCAAGGCGAAGTTGTACGCGGAATGGGACAAGGTGGCGACCGCAGGAATGGGCCTGTTCCTGCTCGACGAGGCCTTCGAGCTCAAACCAGCCGCCATGTCGTTCCGCGATATGGAGTTTCAAGCGGCGGTATCGCGCGCGCAAGCCGCCGCGCTAGCGCTGATGCATATCCCTCCGGTCATGTCCGGCATTCCGTCTGCGGGGTACGGCGAGTCGCGCCAGCAGATGCGCGGGTTCTGGGGCTATTATCGCGAGCGGTCAAAGTCGATGGACGCATTCCTGTCGGCTGTATACGGGCGTCCGATCAGGCATGATTTTCGCCACATCGATGCGCTGCAAGCGGCGGAAACGGAGCGTTTGAACCGCGCAAAGACGATGGCATCTGCGCCGCTTGGGTACTCACCGTCAGATGCGATGCTCGCGCAAGGGTACCCATCCGATGTCGCGGCCCGCGCGGGCCGCCATGCTGCCGCGGGATTGTCGGGGCGGCCGCCCGGACCCCAGGGGCAGCCGCAGGATCGGCTGTCGGATGCGTTGGCGGACGCGGGTCGACGGTGGACACTGGGTGTCACCGATCGCGAAACGGAAGCGACGGCGCTTCGGGCGGCGCTCCTAGTGGATGGCCTGCATCCGGCGCTGGCGAAGTCGGTAGCGGAGGATGAAGCACGACTGCAAGAGGCGACGGTACGCGCGGCGACGGCACGCGGCATAAGCGTGTCGAAGAGCGCCATTTTTGCGCGCGAACGCGCGATCCATTTACGGTCGTTTGACAACGGCCGCTAGCAAGTGTATGCACGTGCATGGGAGGCGTGGTGCAATTCTACGCGCGCGACGACGGTAGCTACACGCTCTTTGGCACACTGTCCGCCCGCGCCGCCGCGGCGGAGACCGACGAGATCGAAGTGGTGCTTAGCACCGAAGCTATCGCCGACGATGGGGACGTCATCGAGGCGACGACGTGGGATCTACGGTGGTATCGCAAACTACTTGGCAGCGGTGGCGGCCCGGTATTGCGCGACCATGACACAAGCCGCCTCATTGGCACCGCGCATCGCGTCAAGCGCGACAACGACAAGCGCGAATTGCGGGCCTGGTACCGGCATTTACCGGAAGGCGTTACGGCGGCAGGCGATGAAGCGCGACGGCTGCGCAAGGCCGGCGTGCGGATGCCGGTGTCAGTCCGCTGGCGGCCGCGAGAACTGATTCCGCTGAACGAATTGCCGGCGGACCACCCGGCTTATCGTGATAAACCGGTCAAGCTTTCGTATCCGTGGGGCACTGTCGAGCGCATGCCGAAGCTCCATCGTGGTGCCGAGCTGCGGGAATTCTCCGAGGTCGTCATGCCATCTGATCGCGGCGCGATACCCGTACGCTCCAGTAGCGCTGGCTTGGCTGTCCCGACAGCCGATCAAATTCGCGTTACGTTGCAGCGGATGGCGCGCGACCGGGACCCGGCGCTGTGTGAGGTCCTGGCAGAAATGGTGGAAGCAAGCCGGCTTTCCATGCCGGCATGCGGAATCGATGAGCAAGCGTGGGGGGGGCCCAATGCCCGATAGTCAGAGCGACAGCATCATTACCGGCGACCGCTACACGCCGATGGCTATCCAGTCGCGGATTGCCGCGGCGCGCGGACAGTCGGCGGCGGCGATCACCGAGGAAGTGTCGGCGACCCTCGGCACGCTCGCGACCGCCGTGCGCGAGGGCGTGCAAAGCCGCGATGGCCTTGAACGAGCCGTCGTGGACATTCGGCAGCGCGTAGATACGGTGCATGCGCTGGCACTCGAGGCCCAGCAGCGCGCCATGCCGGCCGGCACGGACGCCGAGGCACTGCAGGCGTATCAGTCGCCGACCGCGACGCGCTCCGCTGTGTTGCAACTCGACGAAATGCGGCCGGGCGACCATATCGGGCATCGCACGCCGCTTCTCGCGACGAATGATTCCATCCCGGTGCGAATGTGGAGCGGGTACGACGAATGCGGCGATTATCGCGCCGGCTACCTCGACGATCCCGCACCGCGATCGCCCGCACAGCGTGATCTGCAGCAGCAGGTAGAGTTGCTGTCGCTGTCGCGCGCTATGGGCGCACGCAGTAACGGCACGCTTGCGCGCCAGATCACGCGAAAGTTTCGGCGGCTCCCCGGCTTTTCGCGAATGTTTGCGGACAACGCGACGGAAGGCGCCGAATGGATTCCTGACACGCCAGGCGCGACGCTAGGGCAGTACATGCAGCTGCCGCGCGAAGTAGCGCAGCTCTTCGACGTCGTGCCGATCGCGCGAAACAACATGACGTCACCATTCCTGTCGAGCGGTTTGCAGCCATTCTTGGCGGGGCAGCCGGCTAGTGGTGATGTCAACCCAGCGAATGCACGGCAGTCGACAGTCGCCACGGCATCGACGACCTACACGACGGCGACGCTGCTTGTGTCGACACTCGCGAATCGCGATGCAGAGGAAGACTCCATCGTCGCTTTCGGGCCCTTTGCGCTGGCGGCCATCGCGGCGGCGCTGCAGGACGCCCGCGAGGACATGATCCTCAACGGCGATACCACAGCATCACACGGTGATACCGGCCTTTCAGGCTGGTCCGCCAACGGTCGATGGGGCGTGTATGGCGGCACGGACGATCACCGGCGCGGTGTCATCGGGCTACGGCACCGCGCGCTGGACGACAGCGCAACGGACGACTTCGACGACGGGTCGATCAGCAACGATATGCTCGGATTGCGCGGGAAGCTGACGGCGGGCTTTGCGCTGTCCGACCTGGTGTACATCACCTCCATCGAGGCGCTAATTTACCACGTGCTGAAGGACAGCAATCTGCTCACCGTCGACAAGGTCGGTCCGCTGGCGACCGTGCTGACGGGCCAGTTTGCATCGCATGGCGGCATTCCGATCATTATTTCTGGCTTCATGTCGGCAGAATTGACGTCGGCCGGGATCTACGACAACAGCACGAAAACGCAGACTGGAATGGTCCTGGCGAATCGTGCCAAGATCAAGCGTCCGCGAGTGCGCGACGCGCGCACCGAGATTGCGGTCCGACCGGAACAGCATGTAACCTACGTCGTAGGCAGCGATCGCGAAGGGCTGACCTACACTTGCGGCTCGTCCGAGGTGCCGGTCGCCTATGGCATCGACATTGCAAACAGCTGATAGGCCCGGGAACAGCGGGCTCGAGGAGTCAGCAAATGCAGAACAGGCAAGTACTCAGCAAGGAGGTCACCGTTGCTGGGGGTGGCGGAAATACCGACCGCTACATTCCGGTACCCGGTGTCGGCCGCTGGCGTGTGACGGACATCGTCTTCACGCCGGAAACTGCCGTCGCTTTGCACGCGACAAACTACTGGACTTGCGCCCTGCAAGCGACCGATGGTGAGGCTGGAACGCCGGGAACGGCGATGGCATCATGGTCGACGGCGACGGGCGACACCGTCCACGTCGTCAACGACAAAATCCAACCGACGATCACTGATAGCAATGCGGAAGTGGTCGGTGGAGGCTCCATTCTCGTAAACATCGACGAGGCTGGCACGGCGGCGACCGCGTTCGACGGGTCCTTCTCGGTTGTCGTCGAAAAGATGACCATCACCTGATAACCGTGGTTCATGGCCCTGATTACGCCGGCAGACGTCACCGAACGGCACACGCCAGAAGCGGCCCCATCGACAGATGCGGCAGCTCTCGTGCGCGCCATTGATGCGGCGGAATCGCAGGCGGCAGAGTGGCTCGGATGGCCACCGGTTGGTACCGCACGCCGTAGTGTAGAATCGGCGTCGCACGTATGCTATCTCGATGGGCCGGCCTGGGGTGATGCTCGCGAGCTGGCGCTGCCGCTGTATCCAGTGTCGTCGATCACCAGCATCTACGACGATGCGTTGGAAGCTTACGGGTCGGCAACGCTGGTAGATAGCGCGCAATACACGCTGATCGGGCGCGAGGGTCGGGTGCGCCTCACCGGCACGGCGACCCACGCCTGGTCAGTTTCGCGGCGGGCCATAAAAGTGACGTGCATCGCCGGCTGGACGACGGCGACCATGGAGCACGCCCTACGAGAGGCGCTGCTACGCCTCGCCGCGCACCACTACAGGGCGCCGCGCGGCGCCCGCGTGGAGTCGGCCTCGCGCGGCGGACAAACGGCCGCCTACCGGCCCCTACGCATGCCCCGCGACGTGCAGCAGCTCCTGGCGCCATATCGGCTGCCGGCGGGTGTCGGGCTCGGCGCGACGGGAATGTGATGTCGATCGCGCCCGGCGAGCTCGGTGTTGACGTTAGGACGCGAACGCACGCCTTGATCGCGCAGATCCGGCAGATTGTACACCAGGTCGGCGACGAGACGATGAGGGACGTTCGTGCGCGCGCCCCGGTGCGCACTGGTGGTCTGCAGCGCTCGATTCAGGTCATCCATCACCGAAAGACGCTGGGATTCTCGATTGTATCGGAACATCCGGCCGCCCATATCCAGGAGTACGGCGGCACCATCCGCCCCCGCACTGTATCGTGGCTCGCCATTCCATTGCGCGGCCAAACCGTGTGGCCGCGCCATATCGGCCGGCATCGTGTGCTGTCTGGTCGCCGCGGGCCGTACCTGATAGCGCTGAAGGGCGGCGATGATACGCCGCTTTGGGCGTTGCGCCGAAGTGTAACGATCCCGGCGCGACCCTACATACGCCCCGCAATCGCTACAGCTCGCCGACGGCTGGCACAGCTGTTACGCTCAATTGGAGGCGCCGTATAATGGGGTCGACACCGGAAGGTACTACCTCCAGCACGCGGATCCTGGACGCGCTATTGTCCCGGTTGGACCGGGCACATCGGACGATTAACCTGACTGATCGCGTCCGGTTTCTGGAAGATCCCGCCGAGCCCCCTCCAAACCCACCCGCGCTTTTGCTGTTGGGCGTCGAAGTGACGCCGGAACCCCAGTTTTCGACGAATCGTATCACGTTAGTCGTGCACTGGGAATGCTACACTGTCGGCGCCACGCAGCATGCCGCGATTCGCTCGGCGCTTGGTGCGCTGGACGACATTGCGCGAGCAATGGGCACGCGCGTGTCGGGGGAGCGCCGCGATTTAGGCGGGTTGGCCGCCGATTGTCGGGTGCAGGGCACCGCGGCGGCGCCATCATCCCAGGGGTTCGGCGGATATGTTACTGGTACGATAACAGTGACATATCTGGGGGACGGCGCATGACGGTACGAGTGGGCGGGTGGCTTGATGGGTGGGATTTTCGTACGTCTATCAGCGTGCCCCACACAGTGTCGCCAAGCGGCACGAACGACGTGTTCGTCGCCGTACCTACCTGGCATCCGCTTTGGGCCGTGCTGACCAGCGAGGCTAGCACCAACAGCATCAGGATAACGGCCGGTGACGGCTACACACAGCTCGCGTATGAGCTGACCGATGCCGCCGGTACGGGCGCATGGTCGACGGCGAGCAAGGATGGCGGTATCGAAATTGATGATGCCCCATTCATCGACACCACAACATGCGCATTGTTGTGGTTGTACTATGGTAATGCGTCGGCCAGTAGCGCCGCCGGCACTGTAGCGCTGACCGCGGCTGAAACCGGGTACCTCTATTCGGGTGTGCCGCGCTCGGCGGCGTGGCATGTCGACGCGCGGCGCTCACCGCCAGGCGCGACTTTGGTCGACATCGAACGCGCGAAAACTAGCACCGAAACCGTGTTTTACTGGATTCGAGTGAATGCGGCACTGCCTCTAAACGCGCACGTGGTCGATGGCGTACGAGGGCTCGCGGCGCCGTACGGCGCCACATATACGATTGAAACGGGCGGCGCAGCACAAGCTGCAATGCTCGATGTGACGAAACAGCGATGGGTGGAGACCGAACAGGGGGAGCTGTTGCTGCGACTTTTGGCAAAAGCTGGCACCGACGGCACCGACTATACTGTTTGGGCGACGCTAGTCACCGGTTTCGACCATTCCAGCGTGAATAACAGCGAACAAGTGGTAGAGCCGGTGCGTTTCCTGCTCAAGGTTAATGATCCGGACGAAACCTAGGATAGAGGTGCACAATGGCGCAGAGGACGGCGCAGGGCTCGATCCAAGGATTCGCGAGCGAGACGACGTGGGCTACATGGGTCACGCCCGCCGCGTGGCTTCCATTCCTGTCGTCTGACCTGCTGGAAAACCAGGTCGTAACGCCCGTTCCCACGATGGGCCGGCCAGGGGCCAGCGGATTGTACGCAGAAGAGCATGTCACGGAATCCGTGGAACTTCGGGGCCGTACGTCGTACCACGCATTCTACCAAGCTGGTGGTTTCGCCTACGTTTTGCTCCACTGTTTCGGCGCTGCGCAGACTACGGGCACGGCCCCATACGTGCACACCTATTCATTGGCCGATGCGCCCGTTGGACTGTCACTGACGGAGACGGGCGGCGATGACTACAGCGAAAAGTGCGCCGGCCTGAAGGCGGTGTCGTGGGAAATGACACAAAGCCACGGCACCGATAATCCGTTCCTCACGCTGTCGGTGGACTGGCTAGGGGAGTCGACGGGTGGCGAAGAAACGGCGGTCTCCGCCACGTATCCGCCGATCACTACGCGCATGCTGGCCTCACAGTGTGGCGGCGTGGAGTTTAACGGCGTGACGTATCAAGATACGCTGATCGGCTGGACATTGCGGTGCGAGCGGCAGACCCAGCCAGCGCCGGCCGTCGGTCAAAAGACGACGTCGCAACCGTTCCAGAATGGGCCGTTTGTGGTGACGCTGGAAGCCCGTATTCGGCGTAGCACCGGGGCTATTTACACGGCGCACCGTGCCGGCACTACCGATTCGTCCATGACGATTGCCTACACCGGTAGCGGCAATTACGCGGCCACGATTACCATGTACAACGGCGTTGTCTCCAAGGTCACCAAACCGCTAGATGTGGGGAATAACGAGGTCATCGAAACGGTAACGTGGCAGTTTTACGGCGACAGCAGCAATCCGCCGGTAAAGTTTGCCCTGACGAACAACGCATCTGATCCGCTGACCAATTAATCGGCAAAAGGCAGATACATGCTGGACCTTTGGGGTGAGGACCCTTACGCCTACATCATCGGATCGCGCAGCCGTGTCGTTTGGCGCGCGCGCAAACTAGGCGTCGACGACATTCCGGTGGTCGATCGCGTGCGCTTTGTGGGGGCGCTGTTGCGCATCGAGAGCGCCGGCGCAACGGTGACGGCACCGGAAGATGCGGAGATCGTGCGACGAGAGCGCCTTATCGCGCTACGAGCACAAATCGCTAACGACCCTCGAGCGGCCATTGAGATCGCCGCAATGCACGAGGCGCTGGCGATACTTGCCGTCGATGCCGTCGCCGATCGACGCGTCGTCGACGGCGACCCCGGCGAGCTCGACGCCGCCGACAAGCGCATGACGGGCCTGAAATGGGTCCCTGTGCGGCTTTGCGCGGCGAGGGACGCTGAGGTACGGCCGGACGCTGCGGGCGTGCTGCACGACGCGTACGGGGCCGTAGTCGACGCGTCTGTGGGGCCCGTGATCTACGCCGGCCGCTACGCGGGCGACTGGCCGGCGGTCGCGACGGCCGCGCAATGGCGGGGGCTAGCGGGCCTGGATGCCAGCTTTCCGGGCGGGCCCGGGTAGGTTGCTCGACCTCACGGCGAGGCGCTACGGCTGCAGGCCATCGGCGCTATTGGGCATTCCCGCAGCGCATCCGGCGGCGCTTGAACTGGACGCCACACTTGCGCTACATTGCCTGCAGGCGGCAGACGGCGCGATCCCCGTCGTGGAGGTCTGATGGCCACCGAAATTGTAGAATATCTCTTCCGTTTCGGCGACACTGATCAAGCGGACAGGGCGTTAGCACGCGTCGCATCGGCGAGCGAAAAGACCGCCAAGCGCGTCGACGACTTGACGATGGCGCTCAAACGGCAAAAGCATGCAAGTGACGGTGCAACGCGCTCGAATCGCAAATTTGACGGCTCGATCAAAGCCGTCCGTGGCTCGGGTCAGCTATTCGGCGGCGTCATCGGCCAAATTACCGGGGCTATCGATGATATGGCCGATGCCGGAGAAGGGGCCGCGGAGGCGCTAGGGCCCGCCGGAATCGCTGGCGTGCTAGGTATACTCGGCGCTATCGCCGTGCCCGTGGTGCTCGGCAAAATGGTGTCGTTGTCGATCGATCTAGCACGCGCCGCCGTGCAAGCGCGCGACCGATTGATCGAATTGGGTGATCTGGATCTGCTATCGAAGGCTACAATTGCGTCGCTAGACAAGCTCGAAACGGAGCTTAAACGGGCCGATTCGGCGGTCGCGCGCCTGACTGCCACGGTCGGCGCGGCGTCGACGCCAGCGGTATCAGCGTACGCTAACGTGCTTAGCCGGCTCGCAAACTTGTCCGAATCGCCATTGCTGCAACAGCTCAGCGAGCAGATCACACCGCAAACAATCGGCGCCACCGTCGCGGGCCTCGGCGTAACGGCCCTGAGCGGGCCCTTCCTGGGCACGATTGCGGCGTATCTCGGTGGCAGTCTGGCGGCGCCATTAGCGCCTGAGGAGCAGCCATACCAGTTCGTGGGCCCGATGCCGCCGGAGAATAGTGGCGCGCCACAGCCACCGAAGGCCAACACGCGTCAAAAGGCCGCGCCAACGCCGCCGATCGGCGATAATGGCTACGTTACGCTGCAGCGCATAGTGGCATCGATGCAACAGGTTAGCGCGGACATCAATGATGGCTTCACTTACTATGGCCGTACAAACGAGGAGCTAACGGCCGAATTGCGCGCGGATCGTGAAGCCGCGCTGCGGGAATCCATCGCAGCCGGCGCAACCGGCGGCAAGGCGGTAGGCACGCGACTCGTACAACAAGCTCTAAGCAAGGTACCTATAATCGGCGATATGCTCGCCGGTATGCTGGATATCCTTACGGGTTTGCCCGCATTCGCGGAAGCGCTAGTCGACACAATTGCCACGTTGCCAGGCCAGATTATTGGCGGACTAGGCGACCTTGTGGGCAATTTGGGCGATCTGCTCCTCGACAATCTTGCGCCGAATCTCATTGCCGGATTCGTGGGCGGCGTGGCTAGCCTGATCGCGTCGCCGTATCAGCTTCTTGCCGGCTTGCCTGATCTGCTCGTCAATCTGCCGGCTAGGCTAGGCGGCGCACTGGCGGATGCGCTGCACCCGAATCGGATCGGCGCGCTTGAGAAAACGGCGCGTCTTCAAACGCGCATTGAGCAGGTTACAACGGCGGTTATCGACAGCAACCACGACGCCGGGGTACCGGGGTATCAGGCCGGCGGCATGCGCACCCACGGCACTACCGTTCGCGTCGCGGAGGAAGAGCCAGAAGTTGTCATGCCAGCGCGGAAGGCGGGGTTGTTCCCGCGATATGGCGACGTTCCAGCGCTTCATCCGACCTTTGTTGGCGTCGGGCCCGATACCGCCGATCAGTTGCTGACGTTGTTGCGTCTGCGGCAGGGGTTTACCGGCAACGGATTGCAGGGGTTTTAGGGGCATTATGGGCAACTCCTACTTCTACTACTACCCTGCAATCCTCCCAGGCGGCCGCGCTCCGCTGGCGGCGATTGACATGGGTCGTCGCGTCGGATCGCTCGACCGTATTCCGCAGCCAATGCTCTCTGTCGGCGAGTCGCTGTCCGGCCGCGAAGCGGTGCAGGTGTGGCGGGTGGCGCACGGCTACGACATCATCTTCGATGGCCTCGCCGATCTAGCTGTCGTCCGCAAAATCGAACGCATGGTAAATCATCTGCGGCGTGGCGGATTGATCGGGTTCTCCGCCGATCATTCCAAGACGTTTGCTGCGTTTCGCGGCTCTGCCGCAGTCGTGCCGAACACTGATTTATCGGGCATCAGTTTCACCGGCGTGACCTGGTACAATTGGCAATCGTCACCGACGCTGACCACGAGCGACGTGGTAGCGGTGCAGGGCATCGACCGCGGTCAGCTCGGGCGCTACAGTCTGTCATCCTTGGATATATATGCGGATTATGCGGCGATGGTAACGTTGTCGGAGAATATGCAAACGGCCGTCGAAGCGCCTGTGTTGCTGCGCGAGCAGTACACATTGCCGGCGCTACGATTGCGGCCGTCGGACCGCATGTCGCCGTCGCTGTTGACGTCGCGTGCTGAGCACACCTGGCGGCTCGCCCTGCCGCTGGTGGAGGATTTACACGCGCTGCGGCATGCGGGGCTTTTGCCGGGCACTTCTGGGCTGCCCACGTCATTGGCGGGCTCTCCGTACGCGCCGCCGGTGTGACATGTACGACTCCGCATGGGTAGAACGCATCAATAGCCGCTCGCCAGACGTGGTATTGCGCCTCGCACCAATGCTATTGGCGGGCGCACCATACGTAAACCAGCGATGGTCAACGCGCCCAACACCGGGGTACACGGCCGCGATCGCGTCGGTCGCGATGTCGATGCGCCGCATTTTGCCGCTGCAATGGGTGGCCACGACCGGCGCGCTCACGGTGCGATTGCTCGCCGCCCACGTGGACATTGCGGGTTTGCGGCGCGGCTCGGCGTGGGCGCTGCTAGGCGTGGCGGGTGAGCACGAGGGTGTGATCTGGCGCGGATGGTTGGACACCGCCACCGTTACGTACGACGGCGGATTGTGGTATGTTGACCTGGAATTTCGCGACCTGACCAGCCTGCAAAGCCGGGCGACGAGCGATCCGACAGCGCTCGACCTGTTCACGTCGGCCGGCTCGACGACGACGCTAACCGCCGGATATACGCCTGGCGACGGCACTCTCACGGTGTCATCCACTGCCGATTTCGACGCGCGCGATACAACGGCGGCGGGCGTAGATGGGCTCGTGCAGGTGACTCCGAGCACGGGGAGCCCATTCTTTTTTCGGTACACGACAACGACAGCCACCGTATTTACCGGCGGCGGCGCGGACATATTCGGCACGACCAGGGTAGCCGCGGTCATTGGCGACACCGTCACGGAATACGCGCTGCTGGAGGGCCATCCATCGAAAGTGCTGGAAGATGTGCTCACTTCCGCCGCGGGTGCCGCGCTGCCGGAATTGTGGAGCATGTTGTTGCCTACCACTGTCGTCGACATCGCCGATATGCGCGGGCAAGCAGCCAGGTACGACGCGGTTTCTGGATCACGATGCGCGCTTTGGACGGCGGCCGCGCTGACCTGGGAAACGCTGCAAACATGGGCCGCATATGCCGGTTGGTACGTCACTATGCGGCACGGTGCGATCACTGTGCGCACGCTTTCGAGCGTGCGCACTGACCTGACGGATGAGCCGCGTTTTTCGGCCGACATGACCATCATGATGGGCGATTTACTCGTACGCGATGGACGCATTGTGCAGTGTCGCGCCGAGGTATGGGGCCGTGAATGGCGGCTGGACTATCAGCGGCTCACGTTGACGACGCCGACGCTTTCGACGGTATCGACGACGGCGCCACTACGTGGGCTGCAGGCCCGCCGTACCTACAGCGTCGATTTATCGGCCAGCGGCGGCGCCATGCCGAGCAATGGTGGGCCTGCAATCTACACAAACGCCAGCAACACAGCGACAGAGATTGTTGAGCGGCTGCAACCGTGGACAATTCGCGCGCCGCAGGTGGTCTCGCTGATGCTCGCTGGACCCCATCCCGAAATTACGCTAGGCGACATCGTCGAGTTGCCAGACCTGGCGTTGGTCGGGGCGGATGGGCCGATAGCGGGCCGGCAAGCCCTGGTCGCTGGCGTGCAATCGGACTGGCTCGGCTGGTCGTGCAGCCTCGTGCTGTGGGTGCCCGCCGTGGCGCAGGGCTATGGCGGCCAATAGGCGCGGCTACGGCGCCCAATACAGCATCCATGCGCGCTGCAGCAGCGCGACCCATTGCGGTGCGCCGCTCGTAGTACCGATTGCGCATCCGGCGGCGCGCCCGCGAGCCAGCACGCCGCGCGGACCCCACAGCACGGCGGCGCCGTCGTCGCGCACCGCCCAATGTATGTGGCCGTAGCCCGCCACATACATCGCGCCGCGCACGAGCTCGGCGCTCACGGCGCGGCGCGCCAGGCGCGCAGCCGCTCGAGCAGGGTATCCGGCGCGACGCGGCCGCTACGCATGGGTACACCCGCCTGCTGCAGCGCCGCCGCGACCGCACGCCCCCAAGCCTCCAGGCGCGCCACGTGCGCCTGTAGGGCCATTACCCGCGCCGTTTCGGCGGCATCCTCCCAGGCCACGCGCACGATCGGCGCCGGCTCCGGCGCCATCGGGCGGGCGCGCAACGTGGCGCGCAATAGCTGCACTTCGGCGCGCGCCATGGCCAGCGCCTCCCGCTGCACGCGTAAGTCGGCGTGCAGGCCGGCTACTTGGCGGCGATGTGCGCGCACAATGCCACGCCACACGCGCGCCGACGGGCCGTCGGCGTCAGCCACGCGCCACCGTCACCTCGTCGCGTGCAATGCCAATGGGTGCCGCCAGGTACGCGATGCCCACGCCGCTGATGGCCCATCCCGGATGGCCGTCCACCCGTATATGATCTACCAGCCCATCGTCGTACATCGCGCGGCACAATCGGCGCAGCCGCGTCAAGCCGATACCGGTCCATTCCGCAAGCCACGGTGCGCTTCGCGCGCGCGCCGCTAGGCTGTCCAGCGCGTCGCCCTCGTCCTGCACCATCTGCAGGGCGGCCATTGTCAGGCCGGGCGGCCATTGCCTGGTAATGTAGTTGCCGGCGCCATTTTGCACGACATCGGTGACGCCAGCAGCGCGGATGTAGTGCAGGCCATCTAGCGCGCAGGCAATCGCCTGTGGCTCGTACCGCTTTCGCCGGCCGTACAGCGCCCGCACGACCCAGCGCCGATCAGACGCCGATATCATGGCGCCCACCGTACATATCGCGGGCATGGCGCAGGCCACGTGGCCACGCATGCGCATTGCGGGCATGCCTCGATGGGTTCCGGCGGCGTCAGCGCTGGCTCCGATGCGGCGAGCACGAGCAGCACGCCCGCCGCAAAGCATAGGCTACCCAGCACCAGGTAGCCAACGACATTCCTAATTGTCATCCTTCCTCCTTGTTTTCCCCGACATTATCGGGGTGCATTTCGACGCTCTCCAGCATGTCGGCCCACACGCCGGCCGGCAGATCGCCGTGGCGGGCTAGCCACTTGGTGCGCCACGCCTGCGCCCACGCCGACGGGCGGCCCCAACCACGCCGCTCACAGTAGGCCGCGACCGTTTCGTAGCCGCCAAGCGGCGCTATCGCGGCGCAGAAGCGCTTGCGATCTGCCTTCCACGACGGGTGGTGCCCGCCCGTCGGGGCGGGCGCAGGCGTCGGCGCCGGCCGCGGCGACGGGCCCACATGGCGTGATATTTCGTCGCTTTGGGGTGGACCGTCGGTGTCTTGTTCGCTTGCGACGCCGAGTATCGCGGCCCACCCGTATCGCCGCGCATAGGTGTATCCGCCGCCCTGCACTTGCGCGTCCGTATCCATCACGTCGACCATTGTCAGCGCGGCGAGCCATTGTCCGCTGGCGTGGCCGAGAATCGTCACTACGCCGACCGCGCCGTGTACGCGATGGGTGAGCTGCGTGAGCGCCAGCTCGTGAGCGGCCAGAATCGGCCTTGTGGCGCGCTGCAGCGCGCCGAGCGTGGTGTACCTGTACCTGTATTCCCCGCCCTTTTTCATCCGCACGCGCACGTTACGGTCGCGTTGAAGCGGCGGAAAGTCCCCCTGCGCCGCCGCCAATGCGGCGAACAATGCACCACATTCTGCGGACATCGCGCATCCGTCACGCAACACCGCCATCAGGGGCCCACTCATGGGCCCACTCCCATCCGCCATCGTACCTCCTGGGCCCCCGTAGCCCGGGTGGCCCCCGCGCGCCACCCGCCACCGTCGGGGCGCCCTGGGGATACCGGGGGTACGCTGGATGGGTGGCGCGCGGGCGGCCCCCCGGGCTACCTGGGGGCCAGGAGGTACGATGGCGCACACGCGACAACGACTGGCGATTACCGTGGCAAACAAGGCGCGGATCGCCGAATATCGCGAATGGGTGTACACGCGCACGGGGGTGCGCCCGAATCCAGCGAGCGCCGCCAACGCGCTGCTGGCAATGGGGCTCGCCGCGGCATATGCGGCGGCGGCGGCGCATGATCGGCGAGCAGCGCCATGAGGGCGCTGATCGACGTGGAGTGTGTGGCGGACGTGATTGCGCGCGGCCGCCCGATCGACTTGCCCGCCGAGGCTACAGCCGGCGTAAAGCCGCCGGGGAACTACCGTTCCGCCGATGCGATCGCAAAATGGTGGCGCACGATCGGCGACGCGAAGAGGGAGGAGCAGCGTCGGCGGTGGCTGCTACATCGCACGATCGCTCCCGATACGTCACATATTGTCGCGATCGGCCTGGCGGTCGCCGATGCGCCCTGTACCGGGCCGGCCGACGTGTGGTCGGCGGTCGGTGACGAAATGAGCGTCATCGACGGCGCGAATGAGTGGCTACAGCGGCACAATGTGGTCGCATTGTCGGCGTGGAACGGGGGGTCTTTCGATTTTCCGTACCTGCGTGGTAGGCTCGTGCGGCTACAGCGGCTGCAACAGCCGCTAGGTATGCTCGTGCGGCCGGAAATTCGCGGCGCTAGGGCATATTGGTCGTCGGTGCGGTGCGACGATCCGTCCGAGCGATGCATTGCGCGCGCGATGGACCGGCGCAGCGGATGGGGATTGCAGCGCGTGGCACAGAGCTACGGGCTCGCCGTAAATGCCGGTACCGGCGGTGATATCGCGGACGCATGGGCCGCCGATGACCTCGTCGCGATTGATGAGCATGTCCGCGAGGACGTGTGGCTGATGCGCGCGATTATGGACCTCGAAGCCCTACATCTGGCGGCACATTGGCACGGCGAGGGGAAATGATGAGCGTACGACCACATCGCCGTCGTGGACGCCCGGCATATGGCGCGCGCCTATCGCGCGTGGCGATGCCGCCGCAGCTACTGGCGGCGATCGGCGCCGCCGCCGCCGCCGCCGGCACGACCCGCGCCGCGTGGGTGCGCGCCGCGCTGGCGGCGGCTAGCTGCTATTCGCCGCCGTCGCCAGCGCCGTCGCCAGCGCCGCCGCCCGCGCTGCCGCTGGCGACGCGCGATGATGGTAGGCGTCACCTGGGGGTCGTCGACGGCGCGGGCGACGGCGACGGCGACGGTTGGGGCTCCGGCTCGGGCGACGGCGCGGGCGACGGCGCGGGCGGCGGCGCCGGTGACAGCTATGGATACGGCTTTGGCGCCGGTGGCGGCGCCGGTGGCGGCGCCGGCTGGGGCGCCGGCCACGGCAACGGCCACGGCTTCGGCGGCGGCTCGGGCGGCGGCCGCGGATACGGCCGCGGATACGGCCGCGGCGGCGGCGCTGGCGACGGCAGCGGTGACGGCGACGCACGCGGCGGCGGCAATGAGTAGGCGCCCCCACGATGGCCGCGGCTACGCCGCCGGCTGGGGCTACGGCAGCGGCGCGGGCTTCGGCGGCGGCGGCGGCTTCGGCGACGGCGGCGCCGGTGACAGCTACGGATACGGATACGGCGCGGGCGACGAGCTCGGGCACGGCCACGGCACCGGCTGGGGCTACGGCGACGGCAACGGCAACGGCTTCGGCGGCGGCTCGGGCTTCGGCCGCGGATACGCCCGCGGCGACGGCTTCGGCGCGGGCGCCGGTGGCGGCCGCGGTGACGGATACGGCGGCTACGATGAGTAGGCACCCCCACGACGGCAGCGGCTACGCCGCCGGCTGGGGCTGCGGCGACGGCGGTGGTGTGGGCATCGGCGCTGGATACGATTGCGGCCGCGGCTACGGCGACGGCACCGGCACCGGCTCCGGCTGGGGCGCCGGTGCCGGCTGGGGCTACCGCGACGGCGGCGGCGCGGGCGGCGGCGGCGCTGGCGCTGGCGACGGCTGGGGCGACGGATACGGCTGGGGCGGCGGCTCGAGCTGGGGCGGCGGCTCGGGCTACGGCTCGGGCTTCGGATGCGGCGGCGGCTGGGGCGTGGGCGGCGGCGACGCCCGCGGCGGTGGCGATGGATAGCCCCCACCACGATGGCCGTGGCAGCGGCTTCGGCGGCGGCGCGGGCGTTGAGCTCGGTCGTGGCCGCGGCTATCGCCCGGCCAACGCCGGTAATCGACGGTCGCAGAAAAAAGATGGATTTTCGCCCCCCCGGGGCTTGCCTTTTTTCGCCCCCGCGCTACAATGTCTGTGTGGGGCGGATGAGCCGCCCCCCTAAAGGTAGCGATGATGACAATATATGTCGTGGTGGACCGACACCACGAAGCTGGTGGGCCCGTAAGCGCCCACCTTACCCGCGCCGAAGCCGAAGCCGCCGCCCTCGAAGGACAGGCTGTGGCGGAAGTGCCGCTGCGGGCGACCGAGGCGGAGGCGGAGGCGGCTTCGGCCGCGGCGACGGCGACGTGCTGATCAACCTGACGCCACACCAAGTGGTGATATTCCGGGACGATGGGGCGCCCATCGTCCTGGAACCCTCCGCGACCCCCGCGCGGGTCGCGGAGGCCCGGCTGGATGCCGGGTTCGTGACGGGCCATCCGCATGTGCGGGTGACCCTGGTAGAGCGGGGAGCCCCGACGGGGTTGCCCGCACCGGTGCCGGGCACCACGTATGTGGTGTCTGGTATTGTCGCCGCGGCGGCGGCGCGGGCCGACGTAATGTCGCCCGGCCCGCTCCGGAGGGACACCGACGGGCGTCCCGTCGGATGCGACGGGCTCACCGCCTGGTGAGCCGCGGCCGCCCCCACGATGGCCGCGGCCGCGCTGCGGGTGGCGGCGGCTACGGCCGCGGCTACGGCGGCGGGGGCGCTGGCGACGGCGGCGGCTGGGGCGCGGGCGACGCCTGGGGCGGCGGCTTCGGCTTCGGCGCCGACGACGGCGGCGGCCTCAGCTACGGTGTCGGCGACGGCGGCGGCTGTAGCGGCGGCGGCGGCTGGGCCGACGGCAGCGGCAGCGGCAGCGGCAGCTACCGCTGCGGCGGCGGCGGCGGCTCGATCTACGGCCGCGGCGACGGCTACGGCTGTGATGTGGGCGTCGGCGACGCACGCGGCTGTGGCGATGGATAGGCGCTGCCACGACGGCCGCGGCTACGCCGCCGGCTGGGGCTACGGCAGCGGCGCGGGCTACGGCTACGGCTCGAGCGGCGGCGTGGGCGCTGGCGATGGCAGTGGCCTCGGCGGCGGCTCGAGCTACGGCCGCGGCGACGGCGATGGCGCTGGCGGCGGCTCGGGCTCGGGCTTCGGCGGCAGCGGCGGCGGCGGTGGCTACGGCGGCGGCGCGGGCGTTGAGCTCGGTCGTGGCCGCGGCTATCGCCCGGCCAACGCCGGTAATCGACGGGAGCAGAAAAAAGATGGATTTTCGCCCCCCGGGGCTTGCCTTTTTCGGCCCCCGCGCTACAATGTCTGTGTGGGGCGGATGAGCCGCCCCCTTGAATGGGAGTCATGATGTACTTTTCCACAGAGACCATCGCCCGCGCCGCCGAGATCGCCCGCGCCGCCGACGAAGGGGGGACCATCTCCCCCCAAGAGGCGATTCGCCTCTTCGGCCGCGCCAACCCCCAATTGCACCGATGGATGAGCCTCGCCGAGGCGTGGCACGTCGCCTTTGGCGACATCGACACCGACAAACTTTCCGAAGCCCTCTGGGGCTGACGACGGCAACGGGCGCGCCAAAAGCGCCCGGCACGCCCCCATAATGGGGGCGCCCGCCCCCTGCTGATGGGGGATGCCCCTGGGGATGGGGCGTGGAGAGACGAAAATGAAGGCAGTGGTCTGCCGCTCCTCGCAGAGCGGTGTGTGGTACGGTATTATGGTCGGTTCGCCGACCATCTGTGGCGATCTCGCGTCCGTCAGCATGACGGACGCCCGTCGGGTGTATTCATGGTCGGGGGCCGGGAGCTGTTCCGGTCTAGCGGCCATTGGTCCACTCGGTGGGAAAATCGCGGTGCCGGTCGCCGTCACCGTGTACGGCGTGTCGGAGGTCATTGAGGCCTCCGCCGCCGCCGTCGCGGCATTCGCGGCGATCGACCCGTGGACGGGGCGCGAGTGATGCGGCAATGAGTAGCCCCACACACGATGGCCGTGGCCACGACGGCGCCGGCGCCGGCGGCGGCGCCAGCCGCGGCGTCGGCGCCGGCTACGGCGACGGCGGGGGCGCCGGCAGCGGCGACCGCGGCGACGGCGGCGGCCGATGCCGCGGCCGCGGCCGCGGCATCGGCGACGGCTACGGCGGCGGCTACGGCGCCGGCTGGGGCGGCGGCGACGGCGCCGGCCGCGGCGACGGCGATGGATACGGTGGCGGCGACAGCTGGGGCTACGGCGGCGACGACGGTCGCGGCCGCGGCCGCGGCGCGGGCCCCGGAGCGGGCGGCGGCAGCGGCGGTGGCTACGATGGATAGCCGCGGCGACGGCGACGGCGGCGGCGACGGCAGCGGCGTAGCCGCCGGCGGCGGCTTCGGCCGCGGCGACGGCGGCGGCTTCGGCCGCGGCGACGGATACGGCCGCGGCGGCGGATACGATTGCGGCGCTGGCGCTGGCGACGGCCGCGGCTACGGCTACGGCGGTGACGGTGACGGCAGCGGCGCTGGCGCGGGCGACGCCCGCGGCGACGGCTTCGGCTGTGGCGGCGGATACGGCCGCGGCTTCGGCGACGGCGGCTACGATGAGGACGAGGAGGAGGACGAGGATGGATAGCCACGATGGCCGCGGCAGCGGCGGTGGCTACGGCGGCGCCAGCGCCGCCGATGGATACGGCGGCGGATACGGCCGCGGCGGCGGCACGCGCGGCGCTGGCGCTGGCGACGGCCGCGGTGACGGCGGAGGCAACGCCCGCGGATGCGGCGACGGCGACGGCCGCGGCAATGGATAGCCGCCGCCACGATGGCAGCGGCCTCGGCGCTGGCCGCGGCTACGCCGGCCTCGGCGCGGGCGCGGGCCTCGGCGGCGGCTCGGGCTACGGCGGCGGCGCCGTCGCCGGCTGCGGATACGGCTCGGCCGGCGACGGATACGGCGCGGGCGGCGGCAACGCCCGCGGCGCGGGCGACGAGCTCGGGCACGGCCACGGCGACGGATACGGCGCGGGCGGCGGATGCGGCGGCGGCTGGGGCGGCGGCCTCGGCAACGGCCACGGCACCGGCGACGGCACCGGCGGCCTCGGCTGCTGGGAGGACGAGGACGATGAGGATGAGGACGATGAGGACGAGGACGAGGACGATGAATAGCCACGATGGCTTCGGCGCCGTCGCCGGCTGCGGCGATGATCGCCGCGGTGCGGGCTACGGCGATGGCAGTGGCCTCGGCGGCGGCGCTGGCGCGGGCGACGGCTGGGGCGACGGATACGGCTGGGGCGGCGGCTTCGGCCGCGGCGACGGCGACGGCGGCGGTGACGGATACGGCCGCGGCGACGGATACGGCGACGGCTACGGCGGCGGCAGCTACGGATACGGCTGTGGCGGCGGCGATGTGCGCGGCTACGGCTACGGCTGGGGCTGCGGCGACGGATACGGCGGCGGCGATGGATAGCCGCCCCCACGACGGCCGCGGTGACGGCGGCTACGGCTGCGGCGCGGGCGACGAGCTCGGGCACGGCCACGGCGACGGATACGGATACGGCCGCGGCGGCGGCGATGTGCGCGGAAACGGCTACGGCGCCGGCGTCGGCGCTGACGGCGGCGGCGGCCACGGCAACGGCCACGGCTTCGGCGGCGGCGATAGCACTGGCGCCGGCGCCGGTGGCGGCGACGGATACGGCGACGGCGGGGGCGAGGGTCCCGGCGACGGCGGTAGCGGCTTCGGCTCGGGCTTTGGCTTCGGCGGGGGTGGGGGTGGGGGTGACGACGACGGCGACGGCGACGGCGCCGGATACGCCGCTGGCTACCGCGATGGCTACGCCTGGGGGGCGCGATGAGTAGCCGCACCCACGATGGCCGCGGCCGCGCTGCGGGCTACGGATACGCCCGCGGCCGCGGCGACGGCGACGGGGGCGCCTGGGGCTTCGGCGACGACTACGGCCGCGGCGACGGCAGCGGCAGCGGCGGCGGATACGGCACGGGCTGCGGCAGCAGTGGCGGCGGCGGCACGGGTTGGGGCGCCGCCTGGGGCTCCGGCGCAATCGCGGGCGCGGGCGCGGGCGACGCCTGGGGCGGATACGGCGATGGATACGGCGGCGGCTCGAGCCGTGGCGCTGGATACGGCCGCGGATACGGCCGCGGCAATGAGTAGCCGCCCCCACGATGGCCGCGGCAGCGCTGCGGGTGGCGGCGGCAGCAGCGGCGGCTACGGCGACGGCTTCGGCGCGGGCGCCGGTGGCGGCTACGGCGACGGATACGGCTGGGGCGACGGATACGGCAGCGGCGACGGCGACGGCGGCGGATACGGATACGCCCGCGGCTACGGCGACGACGGCGTCGGTGACGGCCGCGGTAGCTACGGCGGCGGATACGCTGGGGGCCGCGGATACGGCGGCGGATACGCTGGGGGCCGCGGCGATGGCTACGGCCGCGGCCGCGGCCGCGGCGGCGGCTGGGGCGTAGGCGACGAGCTCGGCCGCGGCTACGGCGGCGGATACGCTGGGGGCCGCGGATACGGCGGCGGCGATGGCCGCGGCGGCGGCGCAGGCTAGGGGGCCAGGGCGCCGGCTAGTGCTAGGCAGCAGGCTACTGCGGCCAGGCCGGCCCGCGTTACGATCGCCAAAACCCACGTTCGCCCGTCTGGATCGCGCCATAATGGTTGGCGCGATCCACTGGTTTCCGCGAGAATATCGGCGCGTATTTGCTCTTTTTCGGCGCGCCTGATTGCCGGCAATAGCCCCGTTAGCGGCGCCACAATCGCGCGCACCGCCGCTACATCCGCGCGCACATCATCAATTTCAGCGCGCAGTGCCGACAGTTCGCGCGCGATCTCGGTTGGCATTATGTTGCGCTTTCCATTTCGTCCGACAGCCCATTCAGCACCGCGCGCACAATGTGAGCCGCATGTGGGCCGCAAACCGGCACAATCACGTCCGCGAGGATGGCCAAACCATCACTAAGCAGGTCAAGCGCCTCGTCGGCCGACAGCTTTCGGCCGGCGGGCGAATCGCTGCGACACGCGCGATCAATACAGCCAGCCAGGCCGATCATGCGAACAATAAGTGCCGGTCGAATGCCGATCATGCGCCCCCCTAGACACGTAGTTATTTGGGCCGCACGAAGCCAACCCGGATCAGGCCCACAGTATAGCCTACCAGGCCCGACCAGGTACCACGAGAGACGCGATAGCCTAGCGTCGTCGATGATTGATGTACCTCCGCGCGGCCATCCTCGAGCGCGCGCACAAGGTAGGTATGCCCGCGACTACCGGGAATAATCGCGTCGTTTTCCGGCCCTGTGGTATCCTCGTCGATGCCGCGCCATCGCTGCACAATGTGCCAGCTACCGGCAGTCAGCGGCGGCGGCGGTGTGTCGCGCGTGCACGCCCATCCGCCACGCCAGTCGGCGTTGATGCCGCCCGCCGCGAGCCGCGCCCGGCACGCCCATAGGGCATCCCAGGGGTTGGGGTCACCTGCCGGTATGTCAGGATGACCGCGCAGATTCGCCCATCGCCACCATGACGCATCGATTGCGGCCCACGCATCGATCGACGCGCGGTTTCGCGGGATCCATCCTGCGGCCGCCAGCGTCCAGATCGCAACGAATGAGCAGCATGGCAGCCGCTGCGGTAGGCTCGCGTCCATGTCCCTGATGGCCTCATAGCCGGCGTCCATACGCCACTCTCCCGGATTTATGGGTCTCATGCACGGACACGCCGCCGTGGGCGCCCCGCGCACGAATGTGCCCGATTCAGCGGCCGCCGCTCGTCGGCGTGAAACTCCGGTGCAATTCATGACGCGCGGGCAAAGGCGCGTGAAACACCCCCGTAGTGGGCCCTAGACGCGCACCTGGTGTCGTCTACGTGTCATCCGGCTCGCGGCGGCGGCGACCGCGTCTAGGGCCCACTACGAGCCCACTACGAGCCCATGCTGGCACCCGGCGCTAGTCTGCGCACGCCTACCAGCGGTGCGCCGTTCGCAGGTGGCCATCCACTCCACGCATCGGCGCCGCACGTGTGTGGTCCTGGTACAACTGGCGCAGCAGCTCATGCCCCTGGTCGCCCACCACCCTCTCGAGCTCGCCATGGTCGACGTTGGCCGGCTCGTCGCTTTCGGGACGCGCGGCTACGGCTACGGCGCCAGGCTACGGCGCAACAGGCGTGTGCCGATGATGGTGTGGTCGGGCGACGGATTCGCCGATCGATGTGACAGCAGCCCCAGCGTCGTCGATTCGCCCGCGAGCGGCACCAGCGTCGCGGCTTTGGCCGACGACGCTGATTCGCCCTGCATTGCATCCATGGTGCCCGACGGGGCCGTAGGCCAGGCGCCGCTCCAAGCGCCGGAGTTGTACACCTGCAATGCGCCTGCAGTGTACAGCAGCTGCAGCACGCGGTCGGAGGTGCCACCCAGTGCTGCCGAGTAATCGGTTTGCTGCGTCGCTGTCGCGTACGCGTACACCTCATCCTGGGTGGTCATCCACTGTGTGCCGCCCATGACGCCATACGAGCCATTTCGCAGGATTGCACCGATGCCTCCGCTATTGCTGCCGAGCGTGAAACGGATCTGCACCAGCAGGGCATCCGTTGTTTCGATGGTGCCCGGAACGCCAGACAGCGGCGTATGCAATGCGGTCGTACTGGACGGCGGCGTACCGCTACTCGTCTGCACAAAACGGAGCCCAGTACTGCCATCTGGGCCGAACGTGGAGCATTTATTTCCCTTTTCGGCGGTCCACGTCAACCCTCCGGCGACGATGGTGCCGCCGCCGGTTAGGTCCGCGGTGCCGACGGTGGTCCAGTCGACAGCCGCGAGCAAATCCCACAGGCGCCCTTCACCGCGCATTGCGCTGTTCCGCAGCCCGTTATTGCCCATCATCCGGTGGTCCAGATGACTTCGGGCAGCAAGTTGCACGTGCCCGCGTCAAGCCAGACGACGACATAGACCGTTTTGGCCAGCCCGCCGGATAACGTCTGCCACCGAAAGCCCAGTTCCTCCGTCGTTCCTCCGTCGGTAGCAGTCGTCTTGCCGGTGACGATCGACGTATCGGCTTGCGCCGTCACTGGATGGTCGCCAGCGGCATCGCGCGCGAGGTACCAATGCACAACAGCGCAGCCGGAAATGGTGTCGATTTTGCCGAGCAGCCGCTCTAGCCGCACGCCGTTTTGCGCGGCGTCACCCGCTGTCAGGGCGATCACGGCTTTCGTCGTGCTCAATGCGGTCGACGCCCCGGATATCACACCTCCTTGCATCCTCACACCTCCAGCCCCCCAAGTGGATGGCCCGCATCATCGACGAGAGGCAACCCGGCGAGGTACCGGGCGGCGGTTTCGACACCGACGCGAAGCCACGGGAAGACAGCGGGTGCTGCCATTGCGCGCGCGATGGGGTACACCGGCACGTCTGGGGCCGTGCCATATGCGGCGTTCCAGCGTGCATTGGTACCGAGCAGGGCGACAGCGCCGCCTCGAGCGGGGGGGAGCGCGGGCGGTCGCGACAACCA